GGCTACCATCTCAACTTTGCTTGTAGTATAAGCATGAACAAACTCAGTCAACCTGTTATTGGCATACCTTGGATAAACTGTTGCTGGACTCCATACCTGGGCTTGTAGTAAACCAGTCTCTTGGTTAATTTGTGCTATGGCTGCAACCCAACCAGTCACTAGCATATAGAAGCCTAGTTCGTCAATGAATGGCTGACCCCCACCAAGCTGTTTCCATCTATCTACCTCATCCCACATATACTTACAGGCAGAGTTAAACAAAGTTCTCTTGTCAAGGTCAGCAGGAGATTCACTTGGGAGGCTGACTGTATGACTGATAGTCCCCTTTGTCAGCAAGTAGTGAGCCATGTTGTAGAAGGTCTGTGGCTCATTACTGACATAACTTTCCATGCCACGAGCAGCCAAGGTATCTACCATTGTCAGTAGGGAATACCAGTCACGCATCTGGATATTACGTTGCTCCCAATCACGTTTTAACAGGTCAATGTCAGCAACTATCTGCTGTGGGGTTTTAGTTATTGCCATGTTTATCCTCCTACCATGAGTAGCCTGCATAACTACCAACAAACTTAGCACCACTATTCATTGAAGCAGCAGCATTAGCTATCATCAAAGCCATAGCCAGGTCATCAAAACTCTGGGCAGTGGGTTTATACTTAATGTATCTGTAACTACGCAGTTGTCTAACCAGGTTGACATCCCAGGTTCTGACCATTCCAAGTCTATCCTTCATCTTTGTCATCATAAACTGCTTTGTTTGTTCATTTGTCCACCAGCCAATCTGTGTAGTAACCTTACCAGTCAAGAAATCTCTTTGATGATATATGTTATTATAGTGTAGACTTTCCAATTGTCCAATTACTGCATAACCAGTAAAATTTCGTTCTATGACTATCTCAGCACTATTATACCATATAGCAAGGTCTTTGAGAATGACAGCAAAAACATTGGGGTCAAGCCTTGCTTGGAAGGTTGCTACTACCTGGAGACTGGCATCTAGGACAACTGCTGTGCTATAACTGCCTGTTGGAGCACCAGCAGCACTGTCTGTACCAATGGTGTATCTGGCATTTGGTTGAGGCTTTATCCAGTAAGTCCAACCTTGGTCATGCAAGTCACCCTGATAGCAACCTTGTGCTAGTTCATTCAGGCGAAGGACATCAAAAACAGGGTCGCCAACTGTAATAAAACAGCTTACCTCATCCTCTGGATATTCTTGCCAGAAAAGTCCTTGTTTCTCAGCAATCTTCCATCTACGCCATCGTAGTTGGTTATCAGTTAGTTCAGGGGGGAAGATACCTGGAAAGCCAAGTATGTATCGTTTATAGTTTTCCTTCAGTTCTACCTCATCACCAGTTAAGGTCAGTTCTTTTCTATCCTCCTGCAATGCTAAAGGACTGTTTGCTGGTAACTGATATTCTACTTCCCACCACCAAGGAAAGAAGAAGGGTTTGTAGGGAGATTTACCTTCTTTAGCTCTGACCCATTCCTCATAAGCTACATTATCCTCTCCGTTGGGTGTGGTTTCAAGATTAAGTTCTCCTGACATAGGAACTGAATCAGCAATACCATTTAAGATTGTTCTGCCATCTTCATAGAAAGCTATTTCTGATAAATGAGCTTTCTTTATCGTGTCTCCTCTGCCAAATGCTCTGCTTCCTGCTGTGCCAACATAGATGGAGGAATGCATCTCGTCAATACGTTTCTCTGAGCGGGACTCTGCGTCAAAATGAGGTTTAGGCTCATCCATAGTATCATGGAAAGCCTGAACTCTATCAAGTAGTCTTTGTGTAGCCCTGGTTTCATGGCTTATAACTGCACAGGTCATGTAAGGTATTACCATGCAATCCGTCAACATATCAGCAAGAATTATACTGGAACAACCTCCCTGTCTGAATTTGATAATCATGTTTCTGTTTGTTTTGTTCAGCATAAAATCTCGCTGAAGCCTGTTCAACTTAAAAGGCACAATCTGTCCTTGCTTATTATCTATCTTTAATAAGTTTTCAATTACTGTAACTTTCTTAGCATTATCTATCAACAGGAGTCTCCTCTACTGCTATAAACTTGGCTTCAACTACTTGCCCTTCTATAAGCTC